CATCTAACACTCGAGTCTGCGGCAGGCCATAACGCCGCATCCAATACACAAAGGCGTTCGGGTACTCGGTGCCGCGCTTGGTCAGCTTGGTATTCCGCACCATCTGCAAGGCTGTCTCGAGATACCACTCCGCGTTGGCCGGGTCCTCGCGCCAATCGGAATTGACGATATAGCGCGTGAGAAAGTCGTCATGGTTCGAGGTTACAACCACGTTGCTGGTGTCTTTGACGGTGTGCTCCGCGATGAAGTCGCGCAGCGACTCGAGCGACGTGCGCACACTGTCGAGGCCGCTTTGGCGCTTCGCCACGCGCATGAACGGATTGTTGCCGTGGTGCGGATTGACCGGGTAGCCGTCGGTGCTGTCGTGGTAAATCACGTGCTGCGGCCGGCACACCTCGACCATGCCGCCCGGGCCAAAGGTGGCCTTGATGACTTTCTCATCGGTGAAGGGATCATGCCAATCGCCCGTCACCAGCGCGAGCGCGCGCGGCGCTGTCACGACTCGGTCGCGGTAGTAGCGCTCGCCGCGCATGGCGTCCGTGGCGCTCAGCGTCTTGGTGTCGAAGTGAACACGGCGCACGTGGAAGCGCTTGGAGTTCACCACTTCAACGATGAGCCCCGACAGCGAATGGTGGAACTCGCCCACGCGGCCGGCACGCGTGTCGCTGTAGTTCTGCTGCGTGCAGGCGCCCGTGGTCATCAGCAGCTTTGCCATGCGGTTCTGCGGCGTGGCTACGGTGCGCGTCTGAATCTTGGTGTGCGCCACGATGGCGCTTGAGCCGCCGGTCACAGGCTCGATGCCGGTGAGCGGGTCCGCGGCGGTCGGCTGAATCTTGATGTTGCCGAGCACTGTTAGGTATTGGTTCAGCTCATGGCGCATGCTCGTCAGGTACTCGGTGACGAGCCTATCCCAATGCTCGCTGTTTTCCTGCGAGCCCTTCCACGAGCTGGTCGGGTTCTTGTAGCGCATCGGCAGGACCACGAGGCCCGCGTTGCGATGCGCGCAAATCTTTTCGATGACGCGCCACCACTCGATATGAACCGGGGTGGCGTTCTGCGCCGCGGTGATGAAGAAAGTTCGGACGCTCTTGGGGTAGCGCCACGGGATGACGGACACCGGCGAGTCGCCGGGCTGGAATGGGTCAATGTGCCTGCGGAGGTCCGCAAGTTTGCCGGTGCCCGTCATGCGCTTATTCCTCGAGTGGTCCGCTGAACTGCTGCCGCGTGGCTTCCTGTTCCTTACGGATGGCCGCGCAGTGCTTGGGGTTCGGGAACCATACCTCTAACGAGGCTTTTTTGCCAATCCGGCGCAGCGTCATGGTGTGGGCGGCAAACTCGCCTTTCACCAAACGCAGATGCACGGGGCTGATGGTGGCCTCGAGGCAAAAGTCGCGCTCATATTGGAACTCGTCGCCGCGCGCCTTCAGGCGCTCAAACTGAGCGTTGACCTTACGGCGCGTGACGGTGAATACGTCGTGCTCAGCGCGGAGCGCGGCGAGTGTTGCCTTTGGCTTTGCTTTGGGTTTCATGTTTCCTCTTTCGTTTGGCGATTCCAAGGGGGCGCCATCGTTCCTCAAAACGCTTGGCGCTGCGACTATAGCGGAACTGTACCTCGTGGACTAGGCCGCAATTACAACACTCGTGCAGCTCATACCTGCCAACGGCAACCCATTTGCCGCTGTCAAGCTGCACTTGTATGTGGCGCTTACGCGGATTCCTTTTCATCGGGCATGTACTTGAGTGTTAGGTAAGTGCCTACAACGTCGCCAATCCCTAGCGGGACCGCTGTCCAATGATGCACGACGTAGGACACGACGGAAAAGCACCCAATGGCATAGATGCCGCCGGACCACGCCGCCGCCAGCGCAGGGCGCCGCTGTGCGGAATAATACGTGTAGCACGCCCACACCAGCGCAAGCACTGCGCCGACGAGGAAGTAGCCGACCGCCTCGAGAATCATATTTCGGGGTGCCGGGTGTGCATGGCGCCGCAGGCGCCGCAGTCGTTGGTGTTCATAGTTCGGGGTATCTCCCGTAAAGGGTGGCTTCGACGGTGCCGGCGCTGATCGCGTTGGCGGCGGTTTGCATCACGCGCTCGCGTTTCGAGCGGTAGTGCTTGAGAACATCACCGTAGCTGATGGGCTCAATTTCCTTGGCGTGCTCCAACAGCAGGATGCAGACGAGCACGTCCAAACATTCACTGCGCAGGCGCACGTGGTTAGGCTCGTCATAGTAGGCGGTATCGCGTCCGAACGCGGACTGTTTGGCCGCTTCCTTCGTGACCTCGGAGCATTCCTCACCGAGCTTGAGCAACAGATATTGTCCCGGGGACATCATCCTAACAGCCCTTCCCGATGACGGATTCTTTGGTGCCGTAGTAGTCGCGGTCCGAAATATAATCGCCGTTGTGCTTCCAACCGAGTGGGCAATGGAAGCCCCATTCCCGGCGCGGCGGCATGCGGAACCACAGCGTGACCACGTGCCCGCGCAGGTGGTCAGGAATCACCACGCGGTGCGGGGTCTCGGCCCGGCGGTACACCGGCACGAAGGGCCACACCATGCGCCCGCGCATCGCTTCCCAAGCATGGCTGAAAATTTCGTCATACCAGCCGGTGAGGATCAAGGACCACGAGTCGCCCGAGTGATCGTGCAACGCGCGGTCATGGTCGCTGCGGTGCCACGTGTGGATGCACATTTGCCAGCCGGACGTTTTGAAAATCTGCCAGCGCCGCGTTTGCGGATCGGAGCGCGGGCCAATGATGAGGTCGGGCTCGCGCTCGAGCGTGCGCCGCACGCCGCCAATGGCGCAGTACATGAGCGCGAACACGATGAGGTAGAGCGGCACGAGGATGCGTTGCCACCAGCGCGCGGCGGGCATTGGCGGTCCGCGCCACGCGCCACAGGTCACGCAGTACGTTTTGCCCCGTTCGTAGATGTGGGCCGACCCGTGCGAAAAGAATTCGCCGCCGGCTTCGTAGACGCCCTTCATTCGATCCCCGGAATAATTGCGCGTGAGGTGCAGCGGCAATTGATGAGCTGGCCCGGGAGTACCCACTCCTGTTCATCGGGGTCCCACATGCCGCGCTTGAGGTCGAAAACCTTTCCGTTCATCGCGACGTGCGAAGGCCGCGGCTCTTTGCCGCCGGCGCTGTGCTGCCATATCGCTTGCGTGATGCCAAGCTCTTGGCGGCGCACGTTCTCGATTGTTGCCTTGGCCTTGGCGTTCTGATCGCGCGAAATGAGCGCGGCGCGCTTCTGCGTGGCGCCATAGTTGCGCTGTAGCGCCTTAGACAGCGAGGCCATGTCAGCGCCCCGGTTGACGCTCGACCACACGGCCGATTGCACGCCCGTCAGGTACTGCTCGGGTATCGACTTGATGAGCGCGACGTTCTCAGCCACGGTGCCCTTGTAGGCGGCGATGCTGGCCTTGGACGGCTTGAACCTAACAGTGAACCCGGCCTGTGCCAGCGCGTTGCGCATGGCATCCTCGGTGAACTTGAAGTTTTTGGCAGCGAACTTGCGCGCTATCTCGATGGCGAGCTTGTCAAAGCGGAACTTCCACTTTTTGCCCCACGCGGCGAGCGTTGCCTCAATCTTGGCCGGCTTCGCCACGTCGAGGGCCAACGCGCGGTCGCGGCCCATGCTCGCCATGACGGCCGCGGATAGGGACAGTGTTAGGTCGGTGTGGGCCTCGGCAAGCAGCGCCTCGAGGTCCGCGTGATAGGCGGCGCGCAGCCCCTCGTTGGGATGCACCGCCCGGACGGTATTGACCTTCGGCTTAACGACGTTTGGCACGGTCGCGCACCGCGGCAAGGTAGCCGTCGCGCCATGCCTTGGCCGCTGCGATCCGTTCCGCGTCCTTCGCACCATAGGGAAAATCCCGGTGCGCGTGCTTGGCGGCGTACAGTTCGGCGCGATGCTTGAGCGTGGGCGTGCGGCGGCTCATTTCTCGTGTTCTCCGGGCGCGTGAGGAAAACCCCGTTGGTCCCCGCAAAAGCGGCACGCGCCCTGTGATTGAAGCCTACCGACTCCTGACCGGCGCGTCAACCGTCCCGTTCGTCATGCCCGGAGCCCCGCGGCAGCGTGACGGTATGCACATTTCCGTGCTCTAGCCGCTCGCCGGGCGGTGGCGAAACATGGCCGGCGCCGTAGGGTTTCCGGCATACCGGGCAATTGAGCCCGGGCGGGTTGAGGTTCACGTGCCCGCAGTAGCGGCATTGCTTCATAGCTGGTCGAAAAGCTCGTCGGGGAACACCCAAGCCGGCGTCGAGTAGGGGAACAGCATCATAACAGTGTCGGCATTGTTCGGGCTCGCAACGTCGTCGGGCGTCTTGTCCACCATCATTTTGCCGGACTTCGACCACTTCCACACGGGCTGTGACAGCTCGCTGACCGTCTTGGTTAGCTCGGGCAAGTTCGGGTCAAGGCTAATGATGTCTGACTCGCTGTACTCGCCTTTCTTCAGCACGCCCGTGACCGCGCGCCACGTGATGTTGACGCGCCGGCGCAGCGCCCACCAGCTTTGTGCTTTGTAGTTCTCGAAAAAATCCTCATTCTTGCGGTCGGTGCCCTCGCAAATGCTTTCCTTGTCCTGCACCTCGCCCGAGCCGCGGAACATTGTGACGCGCACTTCCCGCTGTTGTTTCGTCTCGCGTTCCTCAATGATCTTGCGCGCGTCACCGCGCACGCCTGCGCCGAGGCCGTCGCCGTCGAAACTGAAGCCCTCGTCACCGAGCTGGTCCGCGAGGCGGAATGAGCGCTCGGTTGACTCGAAAATGTCTGAGCCCTTGCCCTTCCATGACTCGCAGTGCCGCACAAGGATGCCGTGCCGCGAGCCATAACAATTCGCGTCCTTGCCTTGGTCGGCTACGTCGAAGCTGCCGCGCTTCACTCCCGTGGGCTCGATGCCGAGCTTGAGGTGCGCGCCAATGCAGGCCGCCACCCACTGCGCCGGAAGTATCACGCCCTCGACGGACGCGAGGAAGTCGCATTCATACTCCTGCGCCCACACTACCGGGTCGGCCTTCGCTTTCTTGGCGGCGAACGCCGGCGTTAGGGCGATGTCCCCGTTGGGCAGGCTGATGACCTTACGCGGGTCATCGCGGTAGTGGAAGTCAAAGCGCGGGATGAGGCCGCCGCGGGCGCGCTCGGCAAACACATTCGCCGTGCCGAGCACCGATGACATTTCGATGCGGCAGTCACTGTTGGCGATGAGGTTCGCGTCAACGAGCTTAGGCCGCAGCACGTGCGCGAACTCGTCAACAAAGTTCAAGCTCTTGCGTCCGCCGCG